TCATTGCTAGCACTCCGTGGTGTAGTAGTTGACTAGGACGGAGCATATACCAGGTGCATCTAGATTGCAACAACTATTAAAACGTTGGATAATTGCAAGCGCTACTAGTAGCTGAGCGTTACCGAATAATGGACTCGACACGCGCACACAGCGCCGCCAAACCAGTTCAGTGATTCGGTTCGCCAGTTTAGAACCGCCAAACTAGCGAATAATTCCCACACTAATAGTATTGTTCGCGTAATGGGTGTTATGTAAAATGCAGAACTACCCCAGCCGGCAGAAAAAAAGCCAAAAAAGGAGTCAGAAGAGGCCGCCGCCCCCCTTTTCTTTTTGACTATGTATATATATTGTACTTTCCAAGCGAGGGGTAATTTACCCTAATATAAGATTACCCTAATATGACCCCAGAAGAGTTCCATAAACGTTACGGATATTGGCCATCTAAAGAGCTACAGGCTTCTTGGGAGACTGGGCCGTCTATGACCAAGTCCCGTTTTGATAACAAACCAATTCGGGGTTTAGTATTCAATGCCTTAACAGATGCCGGCATGACCACCGAGGGTAGGGCACAGGAAGATGTAGATGTTCATCCACAGTATTCCCGAAGCGCAGCATTAGAGCGCTGGACAGATCCTAGAATGTTAGTGCGCGGGATATCTGATGTGGTAGCAAAATCAGTTGATCCTGAAGACTCCCCCGGTAAAATGGATTGGGCCATGGGATTACTCGATACCTTGGGCCTTGGCGGCCCTAAGCTGCTGGGGATGGGGGTTAATAATCTCCGCAATTATGTTAAGGGGTTCTACGGACCCGGTGGAAATAGGGCAGTTTCTGTTGGGGCTACATTTGCTAAAGCACCCGGAAACGTGGCCAAGGAGATAGTATTACCTGCTGCCTCCGCCAGAGCCTCTCAGGGGCTCTCATCTGCCACACATGACGTTTTACGTAGCAACCTCAAGGTATATGACGATTTAGCTACAGAGTGGAAAACAGCCTCTCCAGCTAGGCGAGAAGAAATTATAGATGCACGAAGGGATATGGGGCGCCAGATGGCCGGTCAGCTCAACCAGAGCGTTATCCACAATCAGATGAGGGGTAAGCCAAACAAAGCTCTACAGGATTGGTATGAGGCACATTTCAAGAATGTGGGATCATTCGAGAGACAAAACGCATCGCAGATATTTGATGACGTTGATGCTGATCTGTTATTTGATATGTCAAATGCAGCTTGGTCTGGTAAAAGGGGACTAAAGTCTGGACCCGGAAGTGTAGTTTACGCAGAGAAAGTTGGGACCAAGGGGGCTGGAGATAGCCATTACGATATATTTACCAGTAGAGAATTTAACACTCTTAGGCGTCTTTTTAAATCTTTTAAGGAAGCTGGTCAGCCACTCAGAACAAGGGAGGACTATATAGCCGCTCTGAATGAGAGTATGCCAGACTGGCAACAAATGACCGGTCTTAGGGCGAAGAACATAGTGGATGGCACAAACGGTGTGCTGTTCCAATTCTCTCCAACCGGTAAATCTGATTACTTGCTTGGTGGTTTTAACGCCATAATGAAATTTGGGGATGATGGATCTGCTAAATTCTTTGGCACAGACAAACAGGATATATTTGGTATGGGTATCCCCGGTGCCAGTGATGCTGTTGTTGGTATAGGATCATCATCTAGAAATTTAAAGTGGGCTCCCGGTGAGTCGCACACACCGCAGCCAAGATACAAAACGCCCCCCAAAGAGGTAAAGGAGGGTGCAGCCGTGGTAACGAGAAAGAAAACAGTAAGGACTAGAAAAGGTGATACAAAAAGAGATAGAGGAGCCCCGACCTACTTATCAAAGAAAGAGCGAGAACTCATTGATGCTTTACTGGCTCTTGATTCTTCTGTTTCACCGTCCTTTCTTGCTAGCCGTGGAGTGGCTGTTGGGGGCGTTGGAAGCTTACTAGGAGCGGATTATATAGAATGAGAACTGAAATGCAAGACACGTTTATCGAGCAGTATTGCCTCACCGGCAATGCAGCTAAAGCTGCCACCACTGCTGGCTACTCGTCTCCCAAGCAGCGTGGCTACGAGCTAAAGAACAAGTTCCACGTGGAGATAGAGGAGCGCCAGAAGCGTATGCTACAGGATTGCGTGCCCGGAGCTATAGCTCAGCTGCAGCAGCTGGCGCAGGGCGCAGAGAGCGAGTCTGTACGGCTGGGTGCGGTTAAGGATGTGCTGGACAGGGCTGGGCTCAAGCCAACAGAGAAGATACAGCAGGAGATTTCCCATGTAGAGCAAGCCTCCACCGATGACCTACGCAGGGAGCTAGAGGCTCTAATAGGAACTTCTGATGTTAGTCAAGTACCAGAACTGGTAAACTGATGCCAATACAAACCTGTACGTTGCCCGGTGGTGGCAAAGGCTACAAGTGGGGTAAAAACGGAAAATGTTATGCAAGTAAGTCAGCTGCAAAACGTCAAGGTGCAGCAGCACGTGCCTCTGGCTACAAGGAGCGAACTAGAGCAAGCAGTAGAGGTCGCTAGGGAGCTACGCCAGCGTGAACGCTTTGACAAGCTAGATTACTACGACCCGTATCCATACCAGCAGCGGTTCCACGATACAGGCGGAGAAGCTAACCAGCGCCTCCTGATGGCGGCTAACCGCATAGGTAAGTCCTATTGCGGAGCAGCTGAGCTTGCTTATCATGTTACTGGACTGTATCCGTCATGGTGGAACGGTCGCAGATACCGCCAGCCAATAGTTGCGTGGGCTGGTGGGGTTAGCAATGAAACTACACGCGACATTGTACAGTACGAATTATTGGGTTCCCCAGATGATCCCGAAGCGTTTGGCTCAGGTGCAATACCTAAAAAACTAATAATTAAAGTCGAGCGTAAACCGGGTGTACCTAACGCCAAATCGGTAGCCCTGATCAAGCACGTTAGCGGAGGGAACTCATCTTTATTCTTCAAAGCTTACGAGATGGGTATTGAGAAATGGCAGGGCCGTAGCGTGGACTGTGTGTGGCTTGACGAGGAGCCAAGCCGTGAGCTGTACAGTCAGGCAGTAACCAGAACGCTAGACAGGCGTGGAATGGTCTACATGACATTTACCCCAGAGCGTGGCATGACAGAGACGGTGGCATCTTTTATAAACAAGATAAAGCCGGGACAGGCCATTGTTAACGCCACATGGGATAATGCTTCTGAGTCAGTAATGAGCATGAATGGTGAGCGTGGACACCTAAACGAAGCTGTAATGGAACAGATTCTCTCCTCATATTCTCCGCACGAGAGAGAGATGCGCCGATATGGACGACCGTCGATAGGCAGCGGGTTAGTATACCCCGTGATGGAAGAGAAGATCATCATAGATCCCATCCAGATCGAGGAACATTGGCCGCGAATCTGCGGTATAGATTTTGGATTTGACCACCCCACAGCTTGTGTGTGGATGGCTTGGGACAAAGATGAGGATGTGGTGTACGTGTATGATTGCTACAGGCAAGCCAAAGCGTCACCAGCGGTTCACTCTACAGTAATAAAGACGCGACCTGCTTTCATCCCCATAGCATGGCCACACGACGGCAATCGACGAGACAGTATGGGAAACCCCGGTCTGGCCGACCAATATAGAAATCATGGGTGTAACTTTCTTCCGTTTCACTTTGAAAACCCCCCAGCTCTTGGGGAGAAGAAAGGCGGAAACTCTATAGAGGAGGGCATTATGGCCATCCTACAGAGAATGGAAGCAGACCAGTTCAAGGTTTTCTCAACCCTTGGCGATTGGTGGGAGGAGTTCAGGATGTATCACAGGAAAGAGGGCAAGGTTGTGCCCATCCGTGATGACCTTATGAGCGCAACCCGATACGCCGCAATGTCTCTCAGGTTCTCCGTGTCTGGAAAAGATCCAGAGTGGACAAGAGATCTTGAGTATAGAAATTATGGAATTATTTAATGGCTGAAAAACTTACCGAAGAAGAACTAGTAACTAGGATTCGTGGAGAAATCACCGACTCTCTTGGTTATATGGGGGATACTATATCCCACCAGCGTGAACAGGCCATGCAATACTACTATGGTCTACCGTTTGGGAACGAGGTGGAAGGACGCAGCCAGTACGTAGATTCCACGGTACAAGACACAATTGAATGGATCAAGCCATCCCTTATGCGCGTGTTTGCATCTGGAGATGAGATGGTAAAATTCAATCCTCACGGCCCCGAAGATGTGGCCATGGCTGAACAGGCTACAGATTATGTTAACTACGTCTTTACAAAAGACAATCCCGGCTGGGAGATCTTGTATTCGTGGTTCACTGATGCTTTGCTATCCAAGAATGGCATAGTCAAGGTATGGTGGGATGATTACGAGGAGTGGAACAGGGAAGAATATCGTGGCCTAAACGAGATGGAGTTCGAAGCCCTACTAGCTGATCCTAGTGTTGAGGTGCTGGAACACACAGAGTATGAGGATGTAGAGTACGCTGCCGAGCAGGTAGAACAAACCCCAATGGGGGTGGGCGAACAGGCCGAGGTTGCTGGTGCCATGCTGCATGACGTTGTTATCCAGCGTCAGGATTACGGCGGCAAGATAAAGATAGAGAATGTGCCACCGTCAGAGTTCCTGATAGCCAGAGAATCAAAGAACATACAGGATTCTAGGTTTGTTTGCCACAGGGTGTTGAAAACTCTGTCCGAGCTGCGCGAGATGTATCCTGACGAGAAGTTAGAAGTTGAGGATCTGACCGGCGGTGGGCAGGATATGGCTGACTTTTCATCAGAGCGCCTTGAGCGATTTGCGTTTGATAAGTCTGCTGAGTACTGGGAGGGTTGGGGAGATCCAACTTATGGAGAGGATGGGCTACGCACCTATTGGTTGCATGAGAGCTTTTTACGAACAGATTACGACGGTGATGGAATTACAGAGCTACGCAAAGTGTGTACTGTGGGCGATACCGTGTTACAGAACGATGAGATAGATTCCATCCCGTTTGTTTCAATTACCCCAATAAAGATCCCGCACAAATTCTTTGGAATGTCGGTTGCTGATCTTGTTATGGATTTGCAGTTGATGAAGAGTACGCTGATGCGTAATCTCATGGACAATATGTACAACCAGAACTTTGGTCGATACGCTGTGTTAGAGGGTCAGGCCAACCTTGATGACCTTCTTACACAAAGACCGGGCGGTGTAGTAAGAGTTAAATCTCCAAACGCAGTTACGCCTTTGACAACTCCTCCTTTGGAGCCTTATTCCTTCCAGATGCTTGAATATCTTGATGGGGTAAGAGAGTCAAGGGCAGGGGTGAGCCGTATGTCTCAGGGAATGAACGAGAACGCCCTAACAAGCCATACCACAGCTACAGCTGTTAACGCTGTTATGACGGCAGCTCAGTCTCGCGTAGAACTGATAGCTCGGAACTTTGCCGAAACGGGCGTCAAAGATTTAATGACAACAATATATGAGCTATTACATAAAAACCAAGACAAGAAAAGAGTTGTTAGGTTGCGTAACGAGTGGGTGCCGGTACGCCCTGATGTATGGCGGGATAAGTATGATTGCACTGTGTCTGTGGCTCTAGGAAGTGGCAACAAAGATCAACAGATGATGCACCTTAGCCAGATGATACAGTTTGCTAGCGAAGCAATGAAAGGTGGATTGCCGATTGTCAACGCACAGAATATGTACAACCTAGGTGCTACTCTAGTTAAAGCAATGGGGTTTCAAAACGTGGATGATTTCCTGACCAACCCCTCAACAACTCCACCACAACCACCACAGCCTGACCCACAACAGCAGATTGATCAAATGGAAATGCAGCTCAAGCAGAAAGAGCTGGAGATTAAAGCGGCAGACGTACAAGTCAAAGCCCAGAAGATCCAGCAGGAATATCAAAAGGACGCGGTTGACGCACAGCTAAAAGTAGCAGAGCTACAGCTTGAGCGTGAACAGAAACGCGCCGTAGCTATAGGAGCAACATGAGTACAAATTTAAGGGAAGAACACGCGAACAGAATTCTAACCGACCCGTTGTACCAAGAAGCATTTGATGTAATAAAACAAGATTTAATGAACCGCTGGGAACACAGCGGCTCTACAGAGTTGGAAGCCAGAGAATCAATCTGGCTTGCGATGCGATTGCTTGATCGGATTCGTAGTCATCTACACTCCATAATAGAAACTGGAGAAATGGCTAAGATGATGGAGAAGCAACACCCATTTATCTGATAAGAGGAATATGACATGGCGGATACGCAGCAACAAGCCCCGCAACCTAGTGGCTTACAGCCAATCCCCGCGCTGGGAGGAAGTATAGACGAAGCACAAGAGGCATTACTCAGTCTGCTGGACCCTGAACAGGAGAAACCAAAAACCGAGGAAGCCAAACCTACCGAAGAAGAAGAGTCTACTGAGGAAACTCAAGACGAATCATTGGAAGAGGAGCAGCCCGATGAAGATGGTGAAGAGGAAGAGGGCGAAGAGCCTGATGAGTTGGAGGATTCCGACGAAGCTGAAGAAGATGAGGAGCCGGAGGAGACGACACTATATACTGTAAAGGTAAATGGTGAAGACACTGAGGTTACCGAAGATGAGCTAATCAGAGGATACTCTAGACAATCAGACTATACCAAAAAGACGCAGGAGTTAGCAGAGGAGCGAAGAAATATTGATGCTGCAAAGTCTCAATATGACTCTGAGATTTCTCAGCTACAAGACCAGCGTCAGCAATACGTGGAAGCATTAACCCATGTAATCCAAAGCTCCATGGCTGGACTAGAACAGTACAACGATATAGATTGGGCAACCTTAAAAGAAGAAGACCCAATAGTATATATCACAAAGCGTGACGAATATCGAGAGATACAGGAACGTACTAGAGAAAACCAGCACCGGATGCAACTTGCTCAGCAGCAACAAAATGCTGAAATGCGAGAGGTTCAAAAGCGGATTCTACAAGAAGAGCATGGTAAACTGGTTGCAGCGCTGCCCGAATGGGGGGAGCCGGCATCTCAGAAAAAACTTGCGACTGAAGTTAGAGCATACGCAATTGAACAAGGCTACACACCAGAGGAGATAGGGGGTCTTGTTGACCACAGATCTCTGCTTGTTTTGATGAAAGCGCAAAAGTATGATGCGCTGCAAAAGGCTGATGTTAAGTCTAAGAAAGTTAAGAACAAGCCAAAGGTGGTGCGATCCGGCACAGGAGTTAAGAAAACACAAGAGGGAAAATCTAAGCGTAAAGCCCAAATGAAACGTCTCAGGGGTACAGGCCATATAGATGATGCGTCTGCACTCTTAGAGGATTTTATAGACATTTAACTAAGGAGGGAAAACGCTATGGGCGTTCCTACGAATACTAGGGAAACCTATGGTGCTATAGGCATCAGGGAAGACCTTAGTAACATTATATATAATATCAGTCCAATGGACACACCCTTTCTTAACGGGTGTGGACGTGGAACCGCTGATAATACTCTGTTTGAGTGGCAGACAGATTCATTAAAGGCAGCCGCCAGTAACACACAGATTGAGGGTAACGACTATACTTCAACTGCTGAGACTGAGCCACGCCGTCTGACTAACTACACCCAGATTTCCGCAACACAAGTCCAGAGTTCTGGAACGGCTGAAGCGGTAGATTTTGCAGGAAGAAAATCTACGCAAGCCTACCAGCTCGCTAAGAGGGCAAAGGAAATGAAGCGCGACATGGAGTTAATGTTGCTTGAGGGTACGGTTAAGGCTGTTGGTTCTTCTGGCTCCGCTAGAAACACCGCTTGTTTTTCAACTTGGATCGGTACGACCGCTGTTGGAACGTCAAATGTTGTTGCCGCCTCTACTGGCGGTGGTTTGACCAACAATGGTGCGGCCACTGCTGGCCCAGATGGTACTACAGAGGCGGGTACGGGCGGTGCCGATACAGGCATTACGATTGCCTTAGTCAACAATGTAGCTGCACGTATCTGGAATTTGGGTGGATCACCCGATACTATTTTGTGTGATAGCACAGTAAAGGGTACTATCAGTTCATCTACTGTTGGTGGCGCTGTGGTTGCTGCACCCAGAAAGGATATTGGTTCTAAAGACAATATCACTGCCGTAAATGCTGTTGATGTTCTTGTTACGGACTTTGGTACGTTTAAGGTTGTGCCTGATAGGTTTATTCCGACAACTCAGGTTGACTTTATAGACTTTGACCTTTGGTCGGTTGATTATTTACGTCCATTCCGCACAGAAACTCTTGCCAAGTCTGGTGATAGTGTGAAACAGCTTTTGATTGCTGAGTACGGTTTGCGAGCTAAGAATGGCAACGGAAGTGGCCAGTTGAAGAGCGCAATTTAATTAGTATTGGTATAGCCCCCTCCGGGGGGCTTAACCTTACAGGAGAAACAAGATGGCAAATATTGGACAACCACCAAGCAAGGGAAGCGCAACAGCTATTGGCCCTGATATGAATCCACCCCCTTATGCAGAGGGAGAACCCAAACTTAAAAAGTATGGGCCGGGAGTTGATGGTGCTTTAGGTCATACGGATCATAACGGATCTATAGACAACGTTATAAGTACGCAGGTTTCAAAGGTTGGGAAGGTTTATGGCTGGTAAGAAATCTAAAAAAAAGGCTCCTGTTAAGCCTGAAACTAAAGTAAATTCAACTTCAACATTTGAGGCAAAGCTCTCTGATACGGTTAAGCGTATGGGTGAAATTATAAAGGGCAACGATCAGAGGCATCATTTAAAATGAATAAACCAGTAGAACCTAAAATGAATAAACCAGTAGAACCTAATATGTTACATACTACTTTTCATTCAAGTGCGGATGAAAAAGAGTTTACTGTAAACACATATCAGGACGCAGAGCCAGTTCTGGAGGAGAATAAGAAAGCCTATAATAATTACGGCGATTTATTAACCCCCGGAAAAGCTGGTGAAGGTGTAAGGGTCGCCTCTATACCTCTTAATGTATGGACTCAGTGGATGAAGGAAACGAATGGGGCAATAGAGAAAGATCATAACCTTATGAAGAAGTATCTAAACGACCCCGATAATAAATATTTTAGAACTACACCAACGAGGGTTTAATTATGTGGTTATATGCATTCGGCGTCGCAGGACGCGCACAAACTGATACAGCAAACGGATATAGAGTCTTAAATCAATCAATATTCTATTCAGCTCGTAACGTCTAATGGCTATTAGCACCTACAGCGAGCTACAGACCGCTGTAGCCAACTGGCTGGACAGAGATGATCTTACGGCTAGGATACCAGAGTTTATATCTCTGGCAGAAGCAAG